GAGTCTGACACTCCGTTCCAGATTTAATCCAGTGTACTCAATTGGCACGAGGCGTGACTGTTAATCATAAACATGTAGGTTCGAATCCTACCACTGGAGCCAGTTAAGAAAATGAGCACCTTTGGTCCAATGGTCAGGACGCTGGGTTGTGGACCCGGAAGTTGAGGTTCAATCCCTTGAAGGTGTACGCCCCCTTCGGCTAGTGGTTAGGCCACTGGACCTTCACTCCAGTAACGCCGGTTCGAACCCGGCAGGGGGCACCAACAAACATACAAGGAGAGGTGGGTGAGAGGCTTATACCAGAAGATTGCTAATCTTCCATAGTTTAAGGACTATCGCTGGTTCGAATCCGGCTCTCTCCTCCAGAAACACAGAAAGAGACGAATGAAACCGCGAAAACAATATAACATGGACCTGTAGCTGAATGGCTTAGCACTCGACTCTTAATCGATTGATGTCAGTTCGATTCTGACCAGGTCCACGGACGCGTAGTTCAGTGGTCAGAACAAGGGACTTTTAATCCCTGTGTCCCCGGTTCAAATCCGGGCGCGTCCTCCAAGTTTTTAGACCCTTATCTCAATTGGTGAGAGCATTCGTCTGATACGCGAAAGGTTCTTGGTTCAAATCCAGGAAGGTCTACCAGTTTAATGGGGTGTCGCCTAATGGCAAGGCGGTAGATTTTGGTTCTACTTATGTGGGTTCGATTCCTACCACCCCCGCCACTACGAAAGGAAAATTGATGTCGAGTTTGAATCAACACGGAAGAGATAAGTCAGTATGCAAGTGGGTTATCAATAATATTGAGAATAATCCGATTTATGATTATTACAAAGATCAACCCGGAATCATTCAATGGGTTGAAGATTCAAAGAATCGTTTAGTCGAAAAAACGTCTAAATAGATTTTACGGAAGATAGCGGCAAGGCGCCGAACGGGTCCTGAAAACCCGGCCAACCTAACGGTTGATGGTTCGATTCCTTTATCTTCCGCATAGAGACCCCAGGTTATATGAATAGCAATATAGTAAGTCTTTTATATAACCTGGGGATCTTCCATTATACGCCCCCGAAGCTTTGCTGGCGAAGCTGCGGTTTTGTAACCCGAGGATAGTCTGTTCGATTCAGGCCGGGGGCACCAAATTTGGGGTACGCTCAGGGCAAGCACGAATCCTTTGCAAGGAATCTGAGCCGAGTTCGAGTCTCGGGTACTCCACCAGAATAACGGAGTGTAGCGCAGTGGTAGCGCGCCTGGTTTGGGACCAGGATGTCACAGGTTCGAGTCCTGTCTCTCCGACGCCCTCGTAGTCCAATTGGCAGAGGCGCCGGTTTTAGAAACCGGATGTTGTAGGTTCAAATCCTACCGAGGGCACCACTTTAGGGAATTGGCGCAGCGGAAGCGCAACGCTTTTACACGGCGAAGGTCATCGGTTCAAATCCGATATTCCCTACCACTTCATGACGAACTGAAGAAAAAGACCTAGTCGGTTCCTGCATAGCTGCTATGCGGAAATAACATAGCTCCAGCACTTGAATCCACCGCCAGAAGCATTATATCTAATAGTGAGAGATTGTTAGGAGAATGCAATGTCCTTTTATGTAAACATGTTTGATAAAGCTATGTCGGGATGGGGCTCAGCCAAGAATGGTCGGTCCCTATATGTCGTGAAGTGTAACACACTTGAGGAAGCTGAGGCCATCGAAAAGGCTGCACAGGATCGATCCGAGATGAAATATATCAGCATCTCCCACACCCCGCGCAAGGGGCGAACTGGCGATCAGGTAACAGTCCGGACACTGGCGCAGTTGGGTGGCCCGTGGTTGTCCTATATGCCTTCCACCTATACGATTGCTCGGAGAAAAGCGGCGGATGCAATATCTTAATCTCTGTTTCGATTGCTATCGACTCATCGGCAAATTGCTGATGACAGGATTTGACCCGACACATTATTCATGCTGTGATAAATGTGAACGTCTTACTAGCACAGCCATCGTGAAGGTGAAATGATATGGCTGAAGCCAGGAAGTTGATTAATCGTATTTGGCGCCAGTTGGATCTGGATGCCATTTATGAGATGACTTTGCCAGCCGATGAGTTTCTGGAAAAGATCGGTGATGCTTTGGAAAAGGCTCAAGCTGATTTGATATCCGATCACTGGCGAACTGGTGGTCCTGGTAAACCCGATCTCGTCTTTAAAGTCAAAACCGGCTCGTCGGGATATGAGGGCGGTTATTACTTTCTCCAATTTACTGTTTATGGATTCTCCGAGGAAGATGACACTGAATATGGCCGTCGAATAGCCGCAGCCAAAAAGGTTGAAACGGCAGTATTGCTTCGGAAGCAAAAGGCCGCTCAACGAGCAAAGGAAAAGGCTGATCGACTCGCTGCTGAAGAAAAGGCCGAGTACGAAAGGTTGAAAGCTAAGTATGGTTAGGGCGAGTACCCCAATTGGCAGAGGGATTCGATTCAAACCCGAATAGTTGTAGGTTCAAGTCCTACCTCGCCTACCAGAAGATAATAATGTGTGGGCTAGGCATGAGTGAGCCCAAGAGTCTGTAAAACTCCCGTTAATTCTGTGAAGGTGCAAATTCCTTCCCCACGCACCAGTCCGATAAGCTAATCTAGTGAAAGCGCCGGCTTGAAGTACCGGAGAGTATGGGGCAGAACCATGATCGGACACCAAATAAAAAGAGGAAAATCGAAATGGGCGATTGACATATACAGTGATTTGCTTTATAATACTTACATCGCTCGACAAACAAGGAAATGATGTAACATGGCAAAGATTGATAAACTTACTCCGGAACAGGAAGCCCAGCTGGAAGTCTATGCCAATAAGTGGCTAGACATTGGTCTTTCGACAGAGCCGGTTGACCTTGAAGCGGCTAAGGCGGCCACAATCAAGGCATATAAGAATGTTGGTCTCACCCCGCCTACCCAGTTTTATGTTGTGGACAGCCCGAATGCAGCCATCGATCTGATTCAGAAGCTGGATCCCAAGAAGTCCAAGAAGGATATCTTCAACGAAATGGGTTATGGATGTCATGACGCTTCCTGGCTCGGATTCTATGAGTATTTTAAGGATGTGGTCAAGCTTGACAATCTCGAAAAGATTGATGGTCTGATCGAACTGGCCAAGTCGTGTGGTTGGTATAACATGTATGAGGATGTGGTTGTCTTCCAGCACCGTCCTTCTCGGATCAAGTTCGATAATGAGAAGCGGCTCCATAACGATACCGGAGCAGCCATTCTTTATCGTGACGGTCTCTCTGTCTATGCATGGCACGGCACGGTGATTCCGTCGGAATGGATTGAGGATCCGAAGTCACTGACTGCTTCCAAGGCCCTTACGTGGGAGAATATCGAACAGCGCCGATGTGCCTGTGAGATTCTTGGTTGGGCAAAGATTCTGGTCGAGCTTGATGCAAAGGTTCTTGACGAAGATGGGGATCCTGAGGTGGGTACCCTCCTTGAGGTTGAGATTCCTGAAATCGGACCCGAGCGGTTTCTTCGGGTGATGTGTGGTACCAAGCGCGAGTTTGCTCTTCCGGTGCCGCCTGAAATGACGACTGCACTGGAAGCCAATGCATGGACATTTGGGTTCGATAAGGATGACTTTATCAAGCCTGAAGTCCGCACTTAGAACTTGACAGGTGAGTATAAATAGCGTATAATGATTGTATAATGGAAAACAAGGAGAACGAAATGAAGACTTTCAACAAGGTATGCGCTCAGGGCGACATCTACATTCGACGGGTTGAGTCACTGCCTGAGAATGCGGTTGAAGTCAAGCCTGAAGGTAGGTTCCATATCGTCACCCATAGTGAAACGGGCCATCACCACGTCATGGAAGCGACGAAGACTCGGATGTTCACGCTACCCGATTCTTTAATGGAATGTCTGCTTGTGGTAAATGAGCCTACTACGCTAGACCACCTTCGCGAATTCGATACCCACGAACCCATTCTGTTCGATGAGGGTACGTATAAGGTCACTCGCCAGCGCGAATATACACCCGAGGGTTTCCGTCGGGTTGAAGACTAATCTCATCTAACGTGAAAGGATGCGGCTGAGTACTGGTGACTCGGCCGTTTTTTTATTTCCATGAAATCTGTGAAAGTTCAAATCCAAGAGCAGGTTTGTCGGTCTTGTAACGAGGTATTTCATAAAAAAGTCAATCAGGATGTCCAACATCATATTCAAGGTAAAATCCAGTTTCCAATCGAAGGCCAAATCTTGTTTCAAGTCGAGGGCCATGTTTGGGATTTATCAAGTCAAGTCAGGTCTGAAGTCTGGAATAAAGTCGAGAATTCACTATGAAATTGATGAGAAGTGAAGTCGTATATCTGGTCAGGACTCAAGCCGGTCCTCAAATCTGGTCTCAAGTCAAGGATGACATTGCGGATCAGGCATGGTTCCAAATGCAATCTCAAGTCGGGGATCAGGTCTGGGATCAGGTCTGGGATCAGGTTCGGGATTTATATTGTTGCCATAACGCATAAATATTAAACAAGAGGAAATGCCATGCGATATACCTTTGAAAATACCAAGACGGGTAAGACTTATGTGGAAGAAATGGCTATGGGTGATCGCGAGAAATACCTTGCAGATCATCCAGAAGTCACCCAGATCATAACGAGCAGCCAACCGACGCTAGATCCTGTTGGACTGGGTGTCACAAAGCCTGATTCGACATTCCAGAAATATGTGCTATCCCGAATACAACAATCCGTTCCTGGTGCACCCAAGAGCAACTTCGAAAAGAGATGGTCAATAGCTAAGGAAATATAATGAAATATGTCCTCTTTATTGTGATATCGATCTTTATACCCGACACGGGCAAATGGTCACCTGGTGTAGAAACATATGTTCGCTATGAAAGTGGAACAGACTGCACAAAGGGTGAGAAGGCCGTGAAGGCTGTGGTACAAACCTTTGCATCTCAGGGTGCCAAGATCCGGATCACGACACGATGCAAAGAAAGAAAATAAGCGGGTATAGCCCAATGGCAGAGGCAGTTGATTTAAACCCAACTCAGTGTAAGTTCGAATCTTACTATCCGCACCAAATAGGAATGCAGAGAGAAAGGAGAAGGTAGAATGAGAACAAAAATCGTCATAGCTACCGGAGGATTTTGACCCACTCCACAGTGGACATTTAGCATATCTTGATGCGGCCGCACAACGGGGTGATTTTCTCGTTGTAGGTATTAATAGTGATGACTGGTTGACCAGAAAGAAGGGCACTTTTTTCTTGCCTTTTCTGGAAAGGTATGTTATACTTTCTAATCTAAGAATGGTTGATAGAGCTATTGGATTTAATGATAAAGACGGATCAGCCATTGATTGTATTCGACAGGTTCGGGCCATGTTTCCAGAGGAAGAACTCCTCTTTGCAAATGGTGGCGATAGAACCTCTGAAAACATACCAGAACAGATCATTGCGGATAAACTGAAAGTGGCGTTCATATTTGGTATTGGTGGAAACACGAAAATGAATTCGAGTAGTGATATTCTAAACCGTTGGAAAAAGGAAAACATCTAATGTCATTTATTTTAGGAGTAGTCATAGGTTTGGTTGTAGGTTGGTTTTTGGTGCCTCAGCCAGAATGGGCAGCAGGACTTTGGGACAAATTCGTTGATTGGTGGATCAAAACAACTGGACTGTAATGAAGATATTTCATCATGTATCTATGCCTAAGGTTCCGACACTTCAGGTAGAAGAAACTGGCTCGGGTCGATATTACACGACACCCGAGGGTAACAAACTGCCTTCCATGACGACAGTGCTCGGTTACTTCGATCACGGTTGGTTGGAAAAATGGCAGGCTCGCGTGGGTGTAGAGGAAGCAAATCGACAATCAGCATTCGCGAGAAATCGAGGCAGCAAACTCCATGATCTCGTGGAAAGATATGTCCGAAATGAGGTAATCGATATCAAAAAATTGATGCCTCACCTCCAACAGAGTTTTCGGGATATTATGCCTGCATTTGAGAATGTGAACAATGTCCAGTATCAAGAGACTCAGTTGTGGTCGACCCGATTAGGTGTAGCAGGCCGATGTGATTTGATTGCTGAATATCGCGGCACACTGGCTGTGATCGACACCAAGACTTCTGCACGGCCAAAGACAGAGGATCAGATCCGATCCTATTTCGAGCAGACAACTGGATATGCACTGATGTATGAAGAACGGATTGGTAAGCCTATCGACCTGATCGTTATCATCATGGTAAATGATGAGGATTCAAGACCTCAGGTATTTGTGGAATATAAGAAACCATATATTGCTTCACTCATGGAAAAGATCAAAACCTACAAGAAGGAAAACCAATAATGTATTTGGATACATGGATGCTCATTGTTGCAGTTTTGGCTTATGGCGTATGTGCATATACAGTAGGCAAGAGGGCCCGACAGCAAGGCATTTTGCGAGGTATTGATGTAATCATTACCGAACTGGTAAATAATAAGATCATCGTGATAAACGAAAAAGGAATCTATGGCGGTAGGGCCAAGAAGCCCTATGCCTGGCGATAGATAGCTGTAATAAACTACACACACACCACAGGAGAATAAGAATGTCAAAAACACCATATGAAATCAGAAAAGAGTTGCTGGATATGGCATACACGATTCTGGTATATAATACAGAACAAAAAAATATAGCAGACCGCGAAGACTTTATGCTCCAACGAGATGTTTTCGTTAATGTCGCTCTCGGCGGGCGAGAGGATAAAGAGAGTGGTCCTAAATTTCCAAAAGGTCTTGAAATACAAAAAGAAGAAATCATTGACCTTGCAAAATACTTGAATGATTTTGTGAGTAATGATTCAAAATAAGGAGAAAGGTAGTGGCCATAAAGGAACTATTAAGCAACAAATACCTGAAGTTTACTACAATCTTTATGGCCACTACCGCAGTATTGAGTACGGTATGGGCAGCAGGTGATTATACAGGCGTTCGGCCCGTCATAAAAAATGAGTTTATTCGGATATCCGATATTCAACAGCAACTATCGCAATCAATTCTTTTGATGCGGTTCCAAATCATTCGGAACAAACTGGAGGTCACCGGCACAATCACATTTGCCGAACTTCAGGAAATGTGCCAGATAGCCCAGCAGTTGAACTTTTTTGGTATAACCGAATGCATCAAACTGGAGAGTACACGACCGCCAATACAATAGGAGTGATTATGCCAAATAAGGAAGAGGTTGCATCTTTTTCAATGACGATTGAGGAAATGGTCGAGAAAAAGAGCATACCATACATAGATGCAATCATATTGCATTGTGAGAATGTGCAGATGGAAATAGAGATCGGTGCCAAACTTTTGAGTGGTGCTATCAAGGCTAAACTCAAGGCAGAGGCTGAGGAACTCAACTTCCTTCCGAAATCCAATACACTCAAATTGCCTTTATGAGATTATCCGCATTTGAGACATTCCGAATGTTTCATGCCCTGAGGTTGCACTTTACATCCTCATATGACTATGTGAAATATCACGGTAAGACCAATGTAAGCCTTGATGCCTTCTCGAAACGAAAGGATCGATACCAGTTCCAGAGGTTGTGCAGGAAGCATGATGCGGATGAAATGTTTGATTTCCTTTTGGCCAATCTAATGCATAGCCAAATCAAATGGGTGGGTGAACTATTAGATGACGGTGCGGATGATGTATATACAGACTTCAAGCGTCGAAAGGAATCTCTATCCTATGTCTTTGATAATGAGATGGGTGAAGTCCTGAACCATGTCGAGAATGTGAAGGAGCTATTCTCTACCGATGAGTTTCCTGTCATACTGACATGCCATATGCAGAGGTTGATATCCTCTGAATCGCTGATTATCCTGAATGAGTTCATACCGTTCTTTGGGAAGTTCGATAAAGCCCTATCCAAAGATTTTCTATGGCCGCGCATAAGGGATATATGCGAGAATGCACGACCATTTATTACCTTTGATAAGAATAAGATTAAAAACATACTGCTAAATAGGATGAAAGGATAACAAATGGAAATAACGAATGTTCTCACTATTCTCACGACACTTCTATTAGGTGGTGTTCTGGGTATGGTTGGCCAAGCAATCCGGTCTATTATGGGAATCCGAAAGGTTCTTGATAGTGGTGGTACTTTCAGTTGGTCCATCCTGCTATTCAGCCTATTCATCGGCTTCATTGCAGGAATTCTTGCAATGCTGGGAGTGTATGGATTTTATGATACCCTGACAGTATCCACGATGCTAGGCGTAATGGCATCAGGATATGCTGGTGCTGACTTCATCGAAGGATTCATGAAAACGCAACGAATATAAATAAAGGTGTTGACAGGGATAGATATTCCTGTTATACTACGAGCTTACATTATGAGTATGTGGACAAGTAAACATTAAACCGAAATATGGAGAAATACAATGGTTACATCTTTTAAGACACTGAAGAAATCATCCGCAAATCTCGACCGACTTACCAAAGAAATCGAGAAACTGAATTCCCCCACAACCGAACGACAGGCTGATGATCGCCTCTGGCAACCAGAGGTGGATAAAGCAGGTAACGGCAGTGCGATCATTCGCTTTCTGCCTTCGCCGGCTGTGGACGGTGATGACGCGCTACCTTGGGTCCGAGTATTCTCTCACGGATTCAAGGGTCCCACCGGCAAGTGGTATATCGAAAACTCCCTGACGACCCTGGGTCAGAAGGATCCGGTTTCGGAATATAACTCCCACTTGTGGAATCAGTCAAGTGATGACAACTCTCCTACTCGAAAGCAGGCTCGAAACCAGAAGCGGAGACTCAACTATATCTCCAATATTATGGTGATCTCAGATCCTAAGCATTCTGAAAATGACGGACAGGTCTTTCTTTACCGATATGGTAAGAAGATTTTCGACAAGATCAAGATGGCTATGGAACCTGAGTTTGAAGGCGACGAGCCTGTGAATCCCTTTGACTTCTGGACTGGAGCCAATCTCAAGCTCCGGATCCGAAACGTCGAAGGATATCGGAACTACGACCAATCGAACTTCGATGCTGTGTCACCACTTAGTGTGGATGATGCAAAGCTGGAAGAGATCTGGAACAAGGAATATTCTCTCAAGGAATTTCTGGATGCCAGCCACTTCAAGCCTTATGATGAACTGAAGAAGCGATTGGATGAAGTTCTGGCTGTGAATGCCGAGAATGCATATGCAGCCGCACGACAGGCTGAACCAGTTGAGGAAGCCAAGGAATGGGTTCCTGCATCTTCTGGTGATGTTGATGATGATATGGAGTATTTCAAGAAGTTGGCTGAAGACTAATAGTTGCTCAGCCGATACCAACTGGGGCGCCTTTTGGCGCCCCTTTTTTTATGCTATTCCTGCGATACGCAGTTGGTTCTTGAGTGTTGAATGTTCCTTGAGAGGCCAAAGGGATTCGGCATAATGGTTCATCACACTACCCGTCATATTACTACCAGGATTTGGTATGTCAGCACCTCTTAGTCCACGTGAAGACTCGCCTCGACCATTTGACATAGCTGCTTGGACAGGGCTGGGTTGTTGCTGCGACTGGTTATTCTGCGGGGCTTGTGCATCCGGTTGAGGTGCAGCGGCCTCTCGCTCCATAGGGCCAGTGTCCTTCGCTGTGGATTCCCGGGGTCGACCTGATGCATCCAGAGGTGTTATCTTGACATGCTCCTTACCAGCTT